CAATGACTTTGAGGCCGTTTACACATGCGTTCCGCTTTACTTAATGCTTTCTGTGGGGAGAGTCATTAAGCAAGGCTCCGACCGGACGCAGTTGTAAGCGGCCTTTTTGTTTGTGTTATCCGTTCTGGATATTGGAAGATTCACTCATTGGGTGGATATGGGATAGGTTATGACGCATGAGGGTCTTCGAAGTAACTCATGAACGCCGAAAGATGAACGAAAGCTGGGTTGATCGCCAAAAGAAGTTCTGAACATCGCAAGATGCCCGATGCGAAAGCGAAAACAGTATCCAGAACAGATAACACACCTCTACACGCAGCCGTCAGAGCGCGTTAGCTAATGGCCTGTATGGGCTGAACTCAAGAAACACAGAACCTCGGCGTGACCCGCGCCTCTGAGTAGAGAAATCGAAAAGAATAAACAGCGATGTCGAAAGGCACATACCCCATGGTTGCACCCAAAAGTGCAGGGAGGCGGATTGGCAGTCCGTTAGTCAACATAAAAACTTGACAATGCTCGCTGATAAAGAGCCTTGATCCGCCTCCTGTGGGGAGGGAGGGTCAACGGGTAAGAGGGAGTTTAGTTGGTAACATAACAGTTGACTTGTGATTGATTCATGAGTTATATTCTTAACACAGGAGGTAGGTATGAACGATACGACAAAGCGTTTTCCACGCACGATGAATGAAGCGTTTAACTGCGATAGCGATCCCATCAGTGGACCATACGGAAGACAACCAGTTTGGCCGGTGTTTGTCATTGCTTTTCTGATAGTTATTGCCGGAATTGTTGTGTTCTGGAGTCACATATGACAGACATGGAAATACTTCAGTTAGCAGATCAATGCGGGGTTGTCGCAGTTACCAAGCATGAATGGGATGGTAAGAAGTTCAACCATATCGATGATTATTTGGACGGCGATGCGGCAGCTTTGGTTATCTTTGCCAAGCTAATAGCACAGCATGAGCGTGAGGCGTGTGCAAGGTTGTGTGAAAAGATGTGGCACCAATGGCTGGACTCCCCTGAAGAGAACGAGCCAAACAAACCTGATGCGGAAGACTGCTACAGGGCTATTAGAGCAAGGGGGCAAACATGAAACAAATAAAACTTTTTGTCGGTGTTGATGACTGCGAAGTTGGTCTGGTGTTTACATGGAATGAATCTGAAAACGCATGGGTCTGCAAGATGGATGATGACTTTATGCAAGAACTTGGCGCATTTCCATTGGAGGAGAAGAACACATGAGCACAAGAAAACTTGGCACTTATGCCACAAAGGAAGAATTTTTGGAAAACGAGATTCGCACTTTGAACTTTTACATTCAAAGCATGATTGACACGATGAAGGTAACGTCAATGAATCGGCAAGATATGTTGGACGAATTAGAGCGCATGAAGCAAGAGATCAAGACCGCAGTCTTAGCCGAGCGTGAGGCGTGTGCGAAGGTGTGTGACCTCATGGCTGTACGCTATGGAGATATGCGCGGTGCGGCATTGGAATCAGCCGCAGAGAGCATTAGATTAAGGGGACAAGCATGAAAGTTGGCGACTTGGTTTACATCCATGATTCATTCGGACCGCTACCCAAAGACTTGTTTGGCGTCATCACACGCATCAAGTACAACACCGACCCAAAATATCCACCAGTTGAAGTTGAGCTGTTGACGTTTAAAGAAAAAGAAAAGATTTGTAGTTGGTACCAACCAAAACATTTGATGGTATTGGAGGAGGCGTATGACGCCATTCCAACAAGAGGACAATCATGAAAGCATTTCCAACACCAACATTTAGCATTAACGATGAAGCGCGTGTCACAGCTGTAGGCGGTGAAGGCGGCATGGATCTCAGGGATTACTTTGCTGCACAGGCCTTGCAGGCTCTCATCATTCGAGAGGGTAAAGACTGTAGCGGGATCATCAACGAAATCACAACGACCGCATACCAATACGCTGATGACATGATGAATGAGAGGAATGAATGACCCCTCTATCAAGTGAATACACCCGTTGTAAGCCAGCCAGTCCGAGCGACAAGTGCGAGAACTGCAAGCGCTGGTTAGATCACCCAGAGCAGACGCGCGGTAACGGCGTTGTTAATGTGCAGGACAGCAAGAGCAAGGCTTGTTTTTACATTCCAATATCACTACAGGAGGAAGCATGATTCACACAGATGAAGATGACGAGTTTGACCGCATAGCCCACGAAGCCAAGCTAAAGGGGCAGCCGTATTACTTTCAAGATCACACTACCGACCCAGACAAGTTGGTTTACAGAAAACCATCCCGCATAGATGAAGATGACATTCAAGACTACGTTCGCCCTTGGGTTGGACTGACGGATGATGAGGTTTACAGAATAGCGTTTGAATTAGAAGGTGAACATTGGAGAAAAATTGCCGATGCCATTGAAGCCAAACTCAAGGAGAAGAACACATGAAGGTTAGGGCTAACCGCCGCCGGATCATGGCTAAGATCAAGGCCAACAACCAGTACAGATGGATTGTGATGCCCATCATCTTAGCGTCAGAAGAGAAGCGAATTATTCGCCAGAGAATTCAAGCAATCGTAGATAAAGCATTTCCAGAACTGAAAGGAATTCCATGTCCAAGTTGGATTTAAACATTTGGGAGAAGGCGATGGTCTGGCGTAAGCGTGAGATGGTAGAAGCACAGATTGACGATATTTATGTGTCACCCTCACAGCGCAATCAAGTCCTAGATGAAGTGGCGGCAGAGATTCAGAAGATGACCGCCTTTGGTCAGGATACATTGGATAGTTTTAGCGTTTACATAAGGAGCATGAAGAAGTGAATGGTTTTGCAAAGCAACAATTAACAATCGGTAGCAAACAGCCGGTACATCAACATAAGGAGTGCAACAGCTGCAATGAAATGAAACCACCAGAGGGTGGCATACAACTTAATCACACAAAATGGCATTGTGCCGCCTGCTGGGCAGGAAGAGCATCAAGAAGAACACCAACAAAGGGAAAGAAATGAAAGTCAAATTACAGAGTATCCGTTTAGACGGAGGCACACAGCCCCGCAAAGAGATCGATGAGCCATTAGTTCAGCACTACACCGAAGTCTTGCTTGAAGGCAAGGACACATTCCCTCCAGTTGAGTTGTGGTTTGACGGCAAGTCATACTGGCCTAGCGATGGCTTCCACAGATTCCATGCACACAAGATAGCTGGCTTCACAGAGATCGAGGCCAATGTCAACCAAGGCACAAAGCGCGATGCGTTCTTGGCTTGTCTAAAGGCAAATGGCAAGCATGGCAAACCCCGCACACCAGACGAACGCCGTTATGTCGTTCAGCTTGCCCTTGAGGACATCGAGCTGGGTGAGAAGACTGATGTAGAGATTGCTTTGATATGTGATGTATCGTCAATGACTGTAGGTCGTGTACGCAAGGCTTTGGGTTTGGAGAAGACTACGCGCGTGGACAAGAATGGACGCAAGGTCGATGTGACCAAGTCAGGCCGTCCATGGATGCCTCCACCAATACCGCCAATGCCAGAGTACACCGAGGAAGATAAATTGCATGAGATGGCTATTGAGCACACAGCGATGGCAGAAGAGAACGCAAAGCTCAAGGATATGTTGGCTGTTAAGTCGTTGCCAGTATCGGAGAAAGCCCGAGAGGAAGTCGCACAGACGATTGAAGAGCTGCGCGAGCAAGTCAAGGAGCTGGAGTTTCAACTTCGCACGATGACCCAGTCTCGTAACGAGTTCCAAAGTAAGAATGCTGAGATGATCAAGCAAGTCAACTATTGGAAGAAACGCGCTGAGAAGGCAGAAAAGGCTTAAACCCGAAGCTGGGCGGTATCCCAGCAGGAGAATCAAATGCTCAAATTAAGACCGCACCAAGCGGAAGTTGTGGAGAAGCTCGCCCAGGGGTTTCAAGATGGCCACAGAAGCCAGTTGTTATATGCACCGACTGGCTTTGGGAAAACTGAGGTGGCCATGGCCATCATGCTTGAACAAGCCAAGCAATCCAAGAATGTTGCCATGATTTTGGATAGGATTGTGTTGGTCAACCAGACCAGTACGCGCCTTGGGAACTACAAAATCCCTCATGGGGTGATGCAGGCAGACCATTGGCGTTATCGTCCTTACGAAAAGATTCAGGTTTGTAGCGCACAGACTTTGGAAAAGCGGGAAAACTTTCCCGAAGTCTCGATGCTGATCATTGACGAATGCCATGTCCAGCGTAAGCAGATCGTCCAGTTCATCAAAGATCGCCCTGAGATGAAAGTAATTGGCCTGACCGCCACTCCCTTTACGAATGGCCTTGGAGATGTGTACACGAATGTGGTTGGTGCAAAACCTACTGGTGAGCTGATCGAGGACAAGTGGTTAACACCGTTAAAGATCTTTATCGCTAAAGAGATTGACATGACGGGGGCTAAGTTAGTTGCTGGCGAATGGTCGGCTGATGAGGTATCACACCGAGGCATGAAGATCACTGGTGACATTGTTCAAGAGTGGATCAACAAGACCATGCAAGTGTTTGGCAAGCCAAGGAAGACTGTTGTGTTCTGCTCTGGCGTTGAGCATGGCAGGGACTTGGTTAGGCAGTTTGGAGAGGCAGGATATAACTTTGTTTCCATCAGTTATTTGGAAGATGACGAGTTCAAAGCCCAAACAATTGAGGATTTTGCGCGTCCAGATACGCTAATCAATGGTCTGGTGGCTACAGACATACTGACTAGAGGTTTTGATGTCCCTGATGTCATGATTGGCGTGTCTGCAAGGCCGTTTTCCAAGTCTTTCAGTAGTCATGTGCAACAAATGGGGCGAATTATGCGTCCCTACGATGGCAAAGACTATGGTTTGTGGCTAGATCACTCAGGAAACTACTTGAGATTCCGCAAAGAATGGGACACTTTGTTTGAGGAAGGCGTGACGGAGCTCACCAACGGGGCAGAAACAGCGAAGAAAGAGCCGCCAGAAAAGGAAAAGAAGGACTCAAAGTGTCCAGCGTGTGGTGCTTTATGGGTCTGGCCTGACCGAATTTGTGGTGAATGTGGCTTTGAAAAGGCCATGAAGCAAATCTTGAATGTGCCGGGCGAATTAACAGAGTTAGAGACAACCAAGCGCGAGCTGTTAACTGAGAATCAGAAGTTCTATTCCGAGCTTATTTACTTCTCTCGTATGCGTGGATACAAGGATGGTTGGGCAGCTCACAAGTACAAGGAAAGGTATGGCGCGTATCCGAGGGGACTCCATACAAATCCGTTGGCAACGAGCTTAAAGACCAGCTCATGGATCAAGTCGCGCAACATTGCGTGGGCAAAATCGAAGGCAAACAAATGAGCTTTCAAGACTTTGCAAGAGCTCATGGTCTGCTCATCAAAGACTTAATCCTTGACCGTTGGGTGAGGGTGGGGACTGAAGACCATCCGAGAAAACAGAATGGTGCCTACATTTTTGATGGCCACAAGGGGGCACTCATCAATTTCGCAGTACACGACAAGCACATCCTTTTCAAATCTGAAGAGCCGTATGTTCCTGACCCGAACGCACACAAGAAAATGTTGGCTGCCAAACAAGAACACGAACAGCGTCAGAAAAAGGCGGCTGGCAAGGCTGCATTCATTATGAATAACGCTGTTAAGCAGCAACACCCTTACCTAATTCGCAAGGGATTCGTTGATCGTGGCTTGGTCTGGAATGAATTGCTTGTTTTGCCCATGCGCGTAAACCAACATTTAGTTGGCTGCCAACTAATATCTCAGGATGGCACAAAACGATTTCTGTCGGGACAAAGGACAAAAGGCGCGTCCCTGGTGATCGATGCAAAAGGCAGGAACATCTTGTGCGAGGGGTTTGCAACCGCCATGTCGGTGCGTAGGGCAATGAAATACTTGCGGGAAAGGTACACCATCCATGTATGCTTTTCGGCAGGGAATATGGTCGAGATTGCCAAGAATCTGCGTGACCCGTTGGTGATTGCAGACAATGACCCAATGGGGATAGCGACTGCCCAAAAAATAACCCCGCGATACTGGGTAGGCGAGGTTGGTGAAGACTTCAACGATGCTGAGCAGAGAATCGGGACGGCAGCAGTCTCCGAATCCCTGCGTGGTTTTCTCTAATCCTCCGTTCCACAAACCAAACAAGTGTGCTCTTCATGCGGTGTTTCAGCATCACATGGGGAGCATATTCTCCAGTCATCTGCGTGTATGTCACCAAAAATTGCGGCACGAATGACTCCTGACTGACCATGTTTTTCGTAAATATCAACTGCCTTTTCGTAGTTGGTCATGCGTTCTCTGACTGCTTGCATATAGCCCAGTACCCACATTTCCCGACTGGAATCGGGAAGGGTTGTGGTCTTGGTGGCTTCTTCCCATGCGTAGAAGGCTTCGTTTGCTTGTGATTCAAGGTTGGTCATGATTTTCTCCAAAGTGGGTAAAACTTACCTTCTGCGGTAAACGTCCACATATTGGTTTCCATGTTTTCATCTGCTGATTCGTCAGAGTAGTAATACTCCACATCCCTGCTAACCGCGCGAACAAGATTGTGCAGGGCATCGTCAAACGCGCCTTTGGCATCTCCTGTGCGTTTGAATTCGTCATAGAAGTGGGCAAAGAGCTCGCAGTCAAGCCATAAGCCTGTGGGCATTGCGTCCCTGTCCTGTTCGGAGAGTTTGACTCCTCTGAAGTGGCGTTGTTCTGCGTCTGTCTTAACATAGCCCCTGCCATCGCCAAGATTCCAGTCTCGCAGGGTGACATTGAAGTGGTCGCAGAATGCTTTGAGACTGTCCTTGGCTTCGTCAAACCAAGGATACTCCGAGTTTGTCCTGTACCAGTCACGCGCATTCCTCTTAGCTTGATCGTCTAGCTCATGAAACTGAAATATTTGTAGTTCAACGACTTCCATTTGTGATCTCCTTAAAGTTTGGGATAAGTTGTTCAAATTTCTCTAGCACTTGGGCGCGTGTCCCAGTCAGGTCGAATTCTTTTTTGATAATGGAGTAGCAGCTCCTGCCCGAATGACGCATTCCCTTGATCTCAAGTTGCAGTCCTTTACGCAGGGTCAACATACGCGCCATTTGGATTTGGTCGGGTGTTTCCAAGATCATGCGTCCACCTCTTCAATGTCCCATACTTCAGTTTCCATGTCTTCTGGCTTCAAGTTGTGGTCGTGGAAATGCTGAATCATTGCGTATTCAATATCGTCTTTCTCTGTGCCATCTTCCACTTCAATGGTGACTTCGCGGTACAGTTTGCAGACTACTGTTCCTGAGTATGTTTTCATTTCAATCCTCGTTAATTGGTTCGTCAACATCTGACTGGGTGTAGTGACCGAGCACTACTGGGTTGTATTTGGCGAGAACGGCATCTACGCACTTGTCGCAGACCTTGGCAAGGGGAATCCCCTGACCATCGTATTCCCACCATGTGTAGGCTTCGTGTTCGTGGTGCATTTGTAAGTTTCCTTTAAGTTTCATATTAACAAGTGTTAATATCAGCCGCCAAAGTTAGTGGGCATATGGTCGAAACCATTGCGTTCAAAGTACTGGTCAACCTTGTGATTGATGACTGGAAAATCGTCTTCGTCTGTTTCTACATCTGCGGTGTAAAACTGTTCCATCTTTTCGCAAGTATCGACCCCGTCTGTGTAGAAACCGATATAGCCAACACCTTGCTCGATGTAAGTGGCTTCGACCTTGAATCCCATGTCCTCAAGGGCATAGTAAATCTGCATTGGCGGTGCCCATGCGGTATCAAAGAAGATAGTCACTTGGTTGTCTGCGAGTATGTAGGGTACATCTTCGTCACAAGATTTAGCGTCCCACTTCGTGCCCCATTCGGCAGTACAGAATGAATACCAGTCAGCGTACCCATATGTTTTGAGGTTCGCTGCCTGTGCGAGCTCAAGGGCGGCCTGTTCGGGGGTATCCTTGCCTAACCATCCAGATGTGATCATCAGGGCTTCAGGAATGGGTTTGATGAGGTTAAAAATTGCGGCACTCTCTCCAGCCGCTTTTGCTCGTTCGAGCTCCTGCACGATCTCTGCGAGTTTCTTCTCAGACTCAGCAGTAGTAGCAACAAGTTTCAATGAGTTGGCACACCAATTTGGCATTTTCTTTCTCCAGTTAAATTAAAGGACGAATGTGCGGAAAATCCCGCCCAAAACCCTGACTCGCAGGGCTTCAGGAGTTACTTTGCTTTACTTGCGTACGCTATTGCGTCTTGCCAGACGCCAAGGGCATCTGCCAGTCCTGAGTAGTATTCATCGCCATATTCCTCGCAGAATTTGTCGTTATCATCAGATCGCAAGTAGGCTTCAACAACATGAGCTGGTGCACCACCAACATTGCTGTGGTATGCGTCCATAAAAGCAATTTCTCCTACAGTCAAATTGCGTTTGATGGGGTAAATATCGCGTTTGATCTCGCGTGCAAACTGGTCGTGAACAGTAACTATGAATTCGTTGTTCGCTACTGTCACTCGGACACAACCATATTCCTGCCCTTTGCCAATATCAATAACATGATTGTCTTGATCAAATGTGATGCGGTGTTTAGATTCGATCATGCTGATTGCTCCTCGATGTATGTAGCGTTTCCTGTTTGTTCGCGGTAAAACTTGGCTTCTTCGACAGCCTCATACCTAGTGTCGAATTTGCCTAATTCGGTGCCGTTGTGATTGCGTACTACGAATTTAATTTTTTCATCGTCCGTATCTGTGTTGAGCTCAACGAATGGGTATTGCTCGTCATGGATGAATGCGTCATCCACCATTGCAATGCCCGACCTATTCCCTGCGTCCCATATCAAGACATCCAAGTGTGGTGGCAGCTTTTGCAGGCTTTCGATTAGTTCTGATACTTTCATTTGTTGAGCTCCTTAACAAGTTTCATAATTTTTGCGTGTGTGGTTTTCTTTGGGCAGATCATTTCGTAGTAGCGGTCACCGACTCGGGCGCACCATGTGTAGAGGTCTTCCGTTTGGCACTCAATGACGCGAAAGGACTCGGTTGTCCCTGCTTGTGTCCAGTCAGCAGGCATAAGGACTTCGAGCAATTCCCAAAACCTTTGGCGCGTGATCTCCTTTGGGGGCTCACCCCTGTTAATCCTCATGGCTTCATAGCGTCCTAAATAGGCTTTGCACTCTGCGTCCGACTGTCTGACTCGTTCGAGATAGGGTGTATCGACTTCGCCAATGGCATGGTCACTCATGCCGTCATTGCCAGTCCCAAGTTGGTTGTAGGCTTCGTAGGCTTTGTCCCATGTGGGGTATGTGCCAATAATGCGTCCTGACTCTTTGTGGACGATTTCGTGTGGGGTCTTGTTCATATGCTTCTAGCCTCCTGCCTTCCTTGGTTAAAACAATAGATGTAGAGCTCGCGTTCGCTAGGGCTTTCGGTCTGTGCCAGCGCGTCTTTGAAGAGTTGGCGCAGGGCTTGCGCCCTTGCACCAGTAGCGCGTTCATAGCGCCATCCGAGGGTTATCAACTGGGACTGGGTCATGAGAGCACCATAACGCTGATAAACACGACAGAGAGGCAGACGAACATAGCGAGGAGAAGGTCATACCCTGCTTGAGCTCGGGACTGCCTGCGTTGGTGCAGGAGCTCCTCACGCATGGTCATTGTGTGGCGGTAGTATTTCATGCGTCCTCCAGTAAGGCGAGTTCAATCTTCTTCAAGGTCGATGGGGAAATGTTCAGCCAATTCGACTGACCCAGTTCTGAGTACAGTTTGATCTTGATTTGTCCGCAGTCCTGCGGTGGCAGGGGGATAGCCTTGATCAACTGGGCTTCCATGTACTTCTGTTCAAGGTTTGTCATAGGTCGTCCTGTGTGATGTGGCAGACTGTGTTGCCATTGGAATCGCGGGCGGAATCAGGCAGGACTTGGCAGTCCCTGTAATAGTTTGCAAGGCGTTCTAACAGTTCAGGCAGTTCGCGGTAGTTATCCTCGAATGCTGAGTTGTCGGTATCAATGGTTATGGTGATCATGTTTACCCCTGTGTAATGTTTTCGTTAATGATGTACTCAGAGGCCGACTTAGCGTCCTTGAGGGAATCGACTGCCCATCCTGTGTAGGACTCGCACTCTTGCTCAAAGAACAGTTCATAGACTTGGGCTTCTGTGTCCCACTTAGCCCAAATCTCATAGCCGTTTTTCTTGAAGATTAGTTTCGACATTGCTCACTCTCCTAAGTGTTTGAGGGTCTGTAACTGTTGTCCGATTCCCTGACCCTTGAGAGGGAGACGAACATTGGGGAAACCTTTAACGGCACTTGCGTAGTCAGCTCCTGCAAGGACTGTGATCTCGCGGTCGTATGCACCGAGCATCTTTAACTGGGCTTCAACGATCTCTGACCAAGTGGCGCGTTCGGCCTTGCTCATGTTGCAGAGGGCTTTGTCATAGGGCGCGTATTCAGCGTGAGGGAGAACAACACCATGAAGGGCAGAGAGGATGATCACATCTGCTTCAGCGCGTTGCGCGGCTCGCATAGCAAACTTGAATGCTTGTCCTTGATAGAGGTCGCGTCCCTTTGCAGGGCGGTCTAGCTTCTTGTTACTGCAAGCAATGAGGTAGAGAGGCTTCATTAACTAAACTCCTTAAACTTAATAAACTAACACATGAATCGCTATTACATAATTCATGTGCTGCATTGTCAAGGGTTTATTCATGTTTTTTTAAATTATTTTTAGGTGCTGGACAAACATCGCGTGATGGAGCTCGCGGGTCAATCGTCCTTGGGTTATCACTCTGAAGGGACTGGATGCGGTGATGGAGCTCGATGGCCAGTAAGGCCGTAGTGGTTTGCAAAGATTCGCGGGGTCTGCTATGTTCGGGATTCTTATTTCATACCCATGAAAACACCATGCCACAAAAGTTAACGCGCGCGCAGATCAAAGCAGGACTGGATACCATTCCGATAGAGACTCTACTAAGTAGTGGAGAAGGGAAGACACCAAAGCTAACCACCAAGCAAAAGGCATTTGCCCATGCACTCGCACTGGGTGAGACAAAGGCTAATGCTTACAGGAAGGCATATAAGCAGACAGCAACTAAGTCAACATTGTCAGCTCAGCCATACATACTTGCTCGTGACCAAAGGATAACCAAAGAGGTCGAGGCTTACAGACTAGCATTAGAGGCAGAGAAACATCGAACCCCTGTTCAACTGAAGGCACTCCTTGTGCAACAGCTTGTCCAGCACTCCCTTGATGAGGACTTCCCTCCTGCTCAGCGCATGAAGGCACTACAACTAATAGGCAACCTATTCGAGGTCGGGGCTTTTCTAGAGAGAAAGGAATCGGTCGTAGTCCATAAGAGCTCAGACATACGCACCAGACTGCTCGAACGACTGGGTAAGGTCACCGATGTACAGACCAAGCAGGACGATGCGCTCACATTGCTTGAGGAAATCAGGGGAGATGGGGCAGCGAATCCGTCCTCTGGCGCACCCACCGCAGGGGTGGGCGCCCTGCAAGGCGTGGTGCATACGGGCGACCTAACGCATACTGTTTCTGACATCCGATCACTAGATAAATCCGATGGGGTACCCCATTCAAATTCTGGTGACCAAGTGTTGGACTTTGATAAGGAATGACCCCCCTATGTGTTTCTGTACGCAAAGTGGTGGGGGGTATATTTTTCTGATATTAACAGCTGTTAATATGAAACTGACTGATTTCTTACAATGAGACTAAACAAAGAGCCGATTAAGCAAACGTATGATGCGTGTATGGGGGCGTGTATGACTGAGAAGCAGAGGACTGTGTTCCTTGTGATAGATGAGTATTGGAGGAACTTTGGTTATGGGCCTTCTATAGATGACATTATGTTTCATACTGGAGATTGAGGGCGGGGGAATGTTCATCGGGTTGTGAAGAAGCTTTGTGAGCTGGGGATATGCCGGCGGGCGAAGAATTCGGCGCGTAGTGTTCGGCCTAGTTATTTGAAACTGAGGAATCTTCCTTGAATAAAAAACAACAAATGGAGATGCAAGAGGAGAAGGACCTGTTTGTCAGGAGGGTGATGTTTGCCTTGAACCTCCCGAAAGAAGAAGCAGTTAAGGCTGCTGAGACTTTCTTTAAGATGCCTTCTAACGAAAAAGCCTCTTACCTTGATGACCTTGACGCATTAGAAGCCAGCCAACAGAGGGAGGAAGCCTTTGATGATTTCATTAAGTTTGCTCACTCGATGTGGCCGGGGTTTATTGACGGGCGGCATCACAAGGTAATGGCACGGAAGTTTGAAGAGATCGCTACTGGGAAGATAAAGAGGTTGATCATCAATATGCCCCCACGGCATACGAAGTCAGAGTTTGCCTCGTATATGTTGCCGGCTTGGTTCTTGGGACGAGATCCTAGTAAGAAGATTATCCAGTGCTCGAACACT